TGACTTTAGACGAGATAGAAGAGCAATATGGGCAAGATAAAGCCGATAAATTGCGTATTACAGTCGAACAAGGCTCACAATTAGGTACGGATTCGGTCGAATATGAAGAACAACGCTATGGTGACACTAGTGCTAGCGTAGAATACAACCAAGGTAACACTACAAACCCCGAAGAAAACAGACAATTGCGTGCGATACGCGTAATCGAACGTCAATACTACAAATTAAAAGAATGTATGTTCTATGTAGACTCTGTTACCGGCGATATGCGCGAAGTTCCTTATAATTGGAGCAAAAAGAAGCGCGAATCCTTCGCGGATCAGTTTGGATTAGAGATTTTAACGAAATTTACGAAAAAAGTACGCTGGACTACAACCGCGGACCTTGTTGTACTGCACGATGAGTGGTCTCCGTACGATACTTTTACTCTAGTACCCTATTTTCCTTATTGGAGAAGAGGTCGTCCGTTTGGCATGGTGCGAAATCTTATCTCGCCACAAGAACAGCTCAACAAAATATCCTCACAAGAGTTACATATTGTAAACACCACAGCCAATAGTGGTTGGATAGTTGAAACTGGCTCTTTAAACGGGATGACTGCAGATGATCTCGAGGAACACGGTGCAGAAACGGGCCTTGTACTAGAGTTTAATCGAGGGTCTAGTCCCCCTGCTAAGATCCCTCCTAATCAGATACCTACTGGATTAGACAGGATTAGCCAAAAAGCAGCTATTAATATCAAACAAATTAGTGGTATTAGTGACGCAATGCTTGGTACTGATAGTCCAGAAGTATCTGGTGTAGCAATTCAAGCCAAACAAAACCGTGGAGCCATGATGATTCAGGTTCCATTAGATAATTTAACTAAAACTAGGCAGTATTTAGCGGAAAAAGTACTAAATTTAGTACAAGCCTACTATACAGAAGAGCGTTTGATCCAAATTACGGACGAAACTGACCCGTTAAAACGTAGAATGCCTATGAAAATAAATGAAATAACTTCAGAAGGCATGATTATTAATGATTTAACGCTTGGAGAGTACGATGTTATTGTCGGAACTGCTCCAGCTAGAGACAATTTTGAAGAAATTCAGTTCGCAGAGGCTATCGCGCTACGTCAGGCAGGTGTACCTATACCAGATGACCTTATTGTTGAATACTCGCATCTTGCGCGTAAAGGCGAAATTGCACAAAGAATACGCCAGATGCAAGGCATGGAACCGCCAAGTGAAGAGCAAGCGCAACTTATGCAGTTTCAAGCCGAAGCTGAAATTAGAAAGACTCAACTTGAGATTGCGCAGATGGAAGCCGAAGTACAAAGACTTCAGTCTGAAGCAGCTCTTAATCAAGCTAAAGCTGAAGGTACTGTTAATGATCAGCAAATTAAAGTAGCAGATATGCAAAGTAAGATTCAGACTAAGCGAGAAGAATTAGCCCTACGTGAAAGGTTATCAGAGATGACTAATACCGTTAGGACTGGTCAGAGTGAAACCCAGGCAGCATCAAAAATAGCCGTTGCTGCTATGAAACCTACAGGAGGTAAATAATGGCTGAGGAAAAGAAAGATGTAATTATGGACGGTATGCCTGGAGCAGACCCCATAACTGAAGAAGAAGCAAAACCTTTTGAAGTAGATTTGAACTTTGAAGATGAAGTTCCTGCGGAAGAAGAAGTTGTAGAAGAAGATTCTGAAGAAGAGGAAGTAGAATTCCCTTCCGAAGAAGTTGTAGAAGAAGTGGAAGAGACCACGGATGAAGTCGAGGAGGAGGAAGATGCCGAGGATCCCGAAGACGGAGAGGATCAAGATGAGGTTGAAGTACCAGGAGAATCTGAAGAAGAGGAGACCGTTGACGACCCAACCGCTGCCCTCGAAGAGGAAGAAATAGAAAAACCAAAAGAGCCAGAAAAAGCTCCTATGGTGCCTAAGTCTAGGTTAGATGAAGTACTTGCGAAGAATAAAAAAATGCAAAAACAGCTAGATGAAATTCAACAAAAAGAAGCCGAAGCACAAGCCGAAGCTCCTAAGTATGATTTTGATCTTAAGGAACAAGAATACCAGCAGTTTGTGCTAGATGGCGATTCTGAAAACGCTACTAAATTGCGTAATGAGATTCGTGCTGCAGAAAAAGAGCAGATGATGTTCGAAGTACAACAACAGATGGGTCAAACTGTACAACAAGACAGAGCAGCTCAAGAACTACAAGCTAAAGCAGTAGAAATAGCTACTACTTTTACTGTTTTAAATGAAGAAAGCGCTGATTTCGATGAAGACTTAACTAAAGAAGTTATGGAGCTAAGGGATGCTTTTATAATCCAAGGGTATGAACCTGCAGATTCTTTAGCTAGAGCAACTGAATATACGCTCGCTGCAAAACATCCGGAGCTGTTACAAGGGTCTGATGAAGCAGCTGCATTACAAACTAATCAACAAAATAAAGCCGTTGTAGAAAAAAGAAAAAAGACAACAGTTAAAAAGAAATTACAAGCGTCTAAATCGCAACCCCCTAAAATGAAAGGGGAAAGTACCGCTAAACGAAAGCCAGTAGCAGACATAAATGTTTTATCTGACGATGAGTTTAGTGCGTTACCAGAAGACACATTAAAACGGATGCGTGGTGACTTTGGGTAAAATTGTGATAGGATGTTATATAACTTCGTCTGTTAGAACGATATCTAACCCTAGTCGTTTAGGATAAAAAACGTATTCGCCCGTCATGGCGTAAATCTGACCGAGGTCGTTCTCGTTAAAAATACGATGTCGTAGCCCCAACGATAAAGGGTATACGGGTAAAATATCGCCCCAAAAGTCGGTTAAATTTTGTTAACTTAAATTGGAGTACATAAATGGCTAATACTAACTTTAGCGCACTGACCAGCGAACAGCTTACGATCTGGTCACGTGATTTTTGGCGTGTTGCCCGAAATATGTCCTTCATTAACCAATTCGCAGGAAGTGGTCCTAACGCTATGGTTCAGAGAATATCTGAACTAACTCAGTCAGAGAAAGGCGCAAGAGCTGTAATAACTCTTTTAGCTGACATGACTGGAGACGGTATCGTTGGTGATAACACTCTTGAGGGTAATGAAGAAGCATTAAGGGCGTACGACATCGTTGTTCAACTAGATCAACTTAGATTTGCAAACAGACTAGCTGGTAGGCTTGCTGATCAGAAATCAGTTGTCAACTTCCGTGAGCACTCAAGAGATGCACTTGCTTATGCAATGGCAGATCGTATTGACCAGTTGGCGTTTTTAACGATGGCTGGTGTTTCATACGGCGTTAAGAATAACGGCGCACTAAGAAGCACTCTGGGTTCAGGGCAAAATCTTAGTGATCTTGCATTCTCTGGCGACGTAACCGCCCCTACCACTAATAGACATAGAAGGTGGGATGCTGGAACCGGCGGTATTGTAGCTGGAGATGTTACTGCGACAGTAGCAGCTGACACTCTTAACTACAAAGCTATCGTCCAGCTTAAAGCTTATGCTAAAGATAATTACATCAGAGGCATGAGAGGCGCAGGAAACGAAGAGGTATACCACTTGTTTGTATCACCTCAAGTGATGGCAGACCTTAAACTTGATTCAGACTTCTTGGCTAACGTCAGAAATGCTGGAGTAAGAGGACCAGGTAACGAATTGTTCTCAGGTTCTTCAAGCTTAATGGTTGACGGCATTATGGTTCATGAATTCAGACACGTGTTTAATACAAGTGGCGCGACTTCAGGAGCTTCCGGTAATGCTGGTTCTAATGGATATAAGTGGGGGGCCAATGCTGATATTGATGGCTCTGCATGTCTATTCGTTGGAGCGCAAGGGCTTGCGATGGCTGATATCGGTCTTCCAGAAATTGTTGAAGATACTTTCGACTATGGAAACCAGAACGGTATTTCCATTGGTAAGATTTTCGGCTTTAAGAAACCAGTCTATCATTCAGATGTCTCAGGACAAGCTGAAGACTTTGGTATCGTAAGGTTGGACGTAGCTTACTAAAGCATGGTGTGGGTAGTCCTTCGGGGCTACCCGCTTTTATTAACCATCTTTTTTAGGAGAAAAAAGAGTGAAAATTAAATCAGAAACAGATCTCCATGTTACTACTACTTGGGGTGCATCTATCTTTTTGAAAGCAGGTGAAGAACGTGAAGTAGGTGATGATTTAGGACTTCAAGCTTTGCAGCAAGGCGCTGCTGAAGTTAAAGAAGAAACTAAGCCAGCACCGAAGAAACGAGGTAGACCCGCTGCAAAAAAGAAAAGAGCTAGGAACGAAGACGGGCATTTTGTAGCCGACGATCCTAGCACACCAGACGTAAACGAAGCTTACGTACAAGAAGAAGAAGCAGGGGAAGAAGAAAAAGCTGAGTAATTAACGAGGTAAATTATGGCAGGTACATTAACAGGTGCCAACTTAATATCTCGTATACAAGACATCCTTCAGGATACAACGAGTATACGTTGGCCTGAAGCGGAGTTGCTACGATATATTAATGACGCACAGAGAGAAGTTTGCAATCTCCGACCCGAGTCTACGGCAAAAACTGAGAATATAGCCTTAGTGGTTGGCACTAAACAGTCTTTACCTGCGGGTGGGCTTAGGCTTATTAAAGTAACAAGAAATATGTCTGATGCTTCTGGTGGGGCTACCGGTAAAAGGGCGGTACGACTAGTAGATGCAGATATATTAAATACACAAGAACCTAATTGGCATGATGCATCTGCATCTGCTGGTACGGACGCAGCACATTCCACTACGGTAAAACATTATATTTTTGACGAAGATGACCCTAGGTCATTTTATGTTTACCCAGGAGCATCTAGCACAAGCACATTCTTGGAAATTGTCTATTCCACAGCACCTACGGATTTAGCTAATACAAGCGCAACTATTTTTGTAGACGATATTTTTGGGAATGCGATTATCGACTATGTATTGTTTAGGTGTTACTTGAAAGATGCAGAATACGCGGGTAACCAACAAAGAGCGGGTACTCATTATCAATTATTTACAGGTAGCTTAGGAGCCGGAGGGCAAGCGCAATTTAATCTTAGTCCTAACCAAGATCAAATGAGCACAGCAGCAATTCCTGCACCTGCAGTAACGGGGTAATGGATGGCGTCGTATGAGTCACTTGTAAAAGAAATACTACCTTATGTTCCAGGTTGTCCTGATTCGGTAGTAGAATCTAATTTACGTTCTGCAACCATTGAATTTTGTGAGAAAACAAAAGCATATGTGCAGGATCTAGATCCCATAACTACTATTTCTGGGGTTTACGAGTATGATTTTGATCAACCTACCGGTACTTCAGTCCATAGCATCCTTTGGATGACTCATGATGGCGATGACTTAGACCCCATAAGCCCACGAAGTTTAGAGCTTAATTATCCAGACTGGCGCGATCGTTCTACTAAACCCCAGGTATATTTACAAAAAAGTGCAGACACTTTTTGGGTAGTACCTATTCCTAACTCTAAAATTGTAAACGGCATACATTTGTCTGTTGCTTTAAAGCCAACACGTACGACTAAGAATATTAGTACTGCGTTTTCGAATGATTACAGGGATGGAATTATTTTTGGTACTTTGTACAGATTACTACGAATACCTTCTAGAGAGTGGAGTGATCCTGCTGCAGCAAGAGACTATCTGTCTTTGTTTAATGAACAAGTTAGCAACGCTGAACTTCGTGCGCGTAGTGGAGATTTAGGCGTTAAAAGGCTAGTTAAATACAAAGGAGTAGGGCTTAGTTCTAGAAACAGATACAAAAGATACGGTAAAGAGGTAGATTATTAATATGACTGAAACAGTAGTGCCCCTTCATAATAAGAAGTTTTCAGCCCCTCAAGTTGTAGACATACGAGAGGCTTGGCCTACTGTAAGAGATGGCGTGCAAGAAATTTTATCTGAAAACCCCCAACTTACGTTTTTACCCGAAGATGTTTTTAGTGAGTGCGTAAACGAAAGAGCTACTTTGTTTATGTCTTCTATAGGGTTTTTAGTTTTGACTACTGAGGTGGATCAATTTACAGGAAATAAGACTTTGCTTATCTGGATAGCGTATACTTATGAGCAAGGTAAACATAATTGGATAAATCACTATAAGTGGTTTGATCAAGTTGCCAGGGCATTAGAGTGTAGTTTTATAGAAGCGCGTTCTTCTGTCCCGGAGATGGAAGAATATGCTCTAGCTAATGGGTGGCAGTTAGATACAAGAGTTTATACAAGAGAGGTTATTAACGATGGGCAGTAAACCAAAACAACAAGAATACAAGCCGTCTGAGACAGAAAAAACTCAAGCGGCAATAGCAAAAGCGGACGCAGATTATTTTGCAAAGACGTATGATCCTTTGCTTGTAGAGATGCGGGATAAAGCAGCCAAAGAAGATATAAGTTCTACTTTGCGAGGCAGGGCGGGAGCAGACACCTATCAAGCTTTGACTGGAGATGGGGCAAGTTTAGCTGTTGCTCAAGATGTCGGCACTGCAGCTAATTTAGCCGTGGGGGCTACAGGACAAATGCTAGATGCAAACAAAGTAGCTAAAGACGCAAAAACTACCCAACAAGTAGGAGTGTTAGGTACTGCTAGAGGACAACAAGCAGACGCCGGAGACGCTTTGGCTAAAGCTTCTAAACTAGCTAGGTCTGAAGGTTTGACCAAAGCGAAAGCTAAACAGGATGTTAGGCTAGCCCGTAGAGCAGCAGCTTTTAAGATTGCTTCAGCTGGCGGAGAAAAAATGTTAAAGAATCTTGGCGAAACGGGGAATATGTTTGAATCTAAGATTGGTGAGTATTACGACCCGGATAAGAAACAATTTATGATTGGTACGACCGGGCCGTTTGGGCGTAATCAACAATGGAAGCCGGTGACATAATATGCAAGCGTTCGGAGGAGCAATATCCCACTTAAGCGAGATGCCCGTTCATCTCATGGAGAAGTACGGCTTCGATCCGAGGGAATTTAACACCGGTAGGATTCCAGGAAGGAACCCTGTTAAGCAACCCGTAGGGGATGTTACTAGAGTGAATACTACTGCTACTGGAAACGCAGGGCCGGGTATTGGTACGCTTAACTATGACCCTACCTCAAATCAAAGTTATTCAGCTAGTCAATTGCCACAAGTAACTGACCCAGATAAAACTATGGGAAATGTAGCTAGGAGTCAGCACGAGCGTTACATAAGAAACTTTAGAGGTTTTGAAGAAGCTCTTATTGCAGCTAGAGATGATACTTCTTTGATAGATGCTGCTAGAGAAGATGCTCCAGAGCAAGCAAGAATTGCTAGAGAAGTAGCAGAAAGACAGCGTAGTAGGTACGGGCTTACGCAAACTGCGGTTGAAGCTAGGGAGTCTGAAAGAGCTTCGCAACGAGGGGAAGCAATAAATTTAGCAGGGGGTTTGAACGAAGCCCGTTTAGCTCAAAGGGATGCAAATACGAGACTGTTGTCGGATTTAATTAATATCGGACAAGGCGTTAATAGAAGTTCACTAAGTCAGCTAGGGGCTGCAGGAGAAAACGCAGTAGCTCGTAAGAATGCGTACCAGCAAGCAAAATCTGCCCATAAACAACAAACATACAGCATGATAGGATCTGCAGGAGCGATGCTTGCAGCCTTTTTAATATAATATGGCTACTAACGACACATTAGGATCTTTTAACCCTCCTACTTATAGTAGATTTCAAGCTATGGCCCGTGGAGCAGGATATGGGCGTTCGAATGATTTTCGTATAGCACAAGCTGCTAAAGAACAAACTGATGAAAAAGATTTTTCTAATTTAGATAGAGCCGTATCTCAATTAGATACTTGGAAAGTAAAAGTAAAAAACGATTGGGACGCATATAACCGAAGTTTAACAGACACAGAGTCTCCAATTAAATTACCGGAAGGGTTTACAGGAACGCCTAAAGATTACGAAGCTGCTTATTTTCAAGCCAGACAGAATTTTGGAGTAAATAAAAATTATGCTCCTAGTGATATACAGCGTATGTATGGTAAAGACGCTGCGATTCAATATGAAAATCTTTCTGGGCTGTGGGGCAAGATTTTAGGGGACGGTAAGTTTATGAACCCTGTTACTTCTGAACAGGTAGATACAGACTTTGGCCCTGGGATAAATTATCAAGTTCGTACTGTAGACCCCGAGACAGGTCAAATCTATGACGCTAACCCTACTTTTGGAGGTAAACCTGTAGCTCAATTACAGGCGGAAGGTGGTGATGCTGCAGTAGAAGCAGGGAGCTGGCCTCCAATACCTGATGCAGCTAGGGATCAAGCCTTTTTTAGTGGCATAGCAGACTTGTACCAACGTGTCCCAGGAGCTAGTTCTGCTGTACGTACTCTAGGTTTTCAAGACTCTAATTTACAGGGCTTTGTTCCGGGGCGTGTACAAAACGAACTTGCAGCCCTACAAGCCGTACGAGATGGTAGTCAAGGTGTGTACGACACGGCTTTGCAAGAACTACAAGATACTCAAGCGGCTTATACTAAACAAGAAGCAGATATTGATACGCAGTTTGCTAAAGATAAACAAGAAAGGCGAGCACAACTTGAAGCAGAAAACAAAGTTTTAAAGAAACAAATGGCGGAAGACGCCATAACAGCTGCAAATACAAACCCAACAGAAGGTACTGGTTATGGTACAGCCGTTGCAAATTATGCTTACGGCACTCCTATGCTTCCTATGGGGGACGAGTTGTATGAACAATTGCCTGGCTATTATCTAGTAGGGGGCGGTTATGCTCCTCTGGGTGCGCAAGCTGTTGATATTGAAGTACCGGATAACCTGAAGGACTATATTGCTCCTAGAAGTCATACCCCTATGAATTTAACTGAGGCTCAGCATAAAAGCTTAACTAGTGAGCAGCGGGCAAAAATAGAAGTTAGGGACGAAGATTTAATTAATAGGAATTTGCAAACACTTTGGCGGGATCAAGTAACCTTAAACAGTGGAGATAGGCAAAGTGCACTTCGTGCTGAGTTAAAAGAATATCGTGAGACGGATGTGCCGCAAGATATTACTGCGTCTCAATACGATAAAGTAGCTAATGATGTAGAGGCTTTTTATAAAACTCAAAATAAAAAAGTCAATAAAGATAAATTCTGGGAAGCATTGCGTAACAGCCCCGAGGACTTAGCTTTGTTTAGAGAAAGCCCTTTTAGGTTTGCTGAAAAGTATATGAATGACGAAGCAGCTTTTACTGCTTTTATAGGCATGGAACCTAAGCCAGAAGACTTAAAAGATACGCCTATGGCCAAAATAAAAAGCCAAGCAGATATTGACAAAGTTATTGAGGCTATGGAACGTCCTACGGGAACTTTAATGCCTTCTCATATTGCAGTATTAGAAGCAGAAGTAGCTAGGTTAGATACTCTAACCCAAAGAGATCAACAAGCCGTTGTTGATTTTATTAATAAGTTTGATGGCAATATGCAGCAGCTAGACAAAGAGGATAGAGCTGCAACGTGGTTAGCTCTTGCTTCTTCTTTCCCTCAAGGCGATGCGAGAGGTACGCAATTGTTTAGCATGATTGCTAATTCCGGGTCAGCTTTGGTAGAAAGAGGCCGTTGGGATGATTTTAGCGAGAAGTTTGCTTTAGAGCAGAGGAGAGCAGACCAAACTGATACAAGTCTTTTCCTTCAAGAACAAGGGTTAGAGTTACGTTGGGAAGAGTTAGAGACACAAAAAAGTAGGTATTCAACTTTAGATTTTCAGTGGCAACAAGACTATAACCTGAAGTTGAGGAATGCTGTTAATGCAGAAAGAGGCAGTACTCTAACTGAATATAACAGCGCTAAAAAACAGACTAATTTTTATAAAATGATGTACGGGACAGGAGAAGGGCCATCTTCTTTGGATGATGTGACAGCTTTTAATGAGGGTGATTTTGCGGCTTATACGAATCTAGGTTTACAAAGCTTAGCTACTATTACTGCTAAACCTACAGATCAATGGACGGCGCAAGACTTTACTAATTATCAGTCAATAAAACATGATTTAGCTACTGCTAGTAATGTAATGCTTAAGAAAATGTCTGAAGAAAATGCAAGCATGTGGGATAGGTTCTTGTCTTTCTTTGGCGCGGATAAATCTGTAGGCGTTAGGGCTTACGATTATGCAGCTCAATTAATTGCAATCGGTAGGGATGGCCTTCCGACAGATGACCCTAGTCAGGTTACGGCTTACAAACAAATAGATCCTAGGACTTTTCAAGAACTAGGGAGTGAGATACCTGCTACTTCACTAGAAGATGTGTTTGGTAGTTTAGGGGGTAGGCAAATTTTACTCGGCATGAGCTTAGGTAATAATGATGCTTACAGAAAAGCAAGAGGTCTTTAATAGATAGAAAGAAGTGTGGCAAGTGTACCTAAAAACATATATGACCTTGTTAAGAATGAAGAAGGATTTAGCAACAAGGTTTACTCAGATGCCTCGGGGTATTCCGTTGGGCACGGGCACTTTTTGTCTGATGATGAGCTAAAACTTTACCCCCCTGGTACTGCTGTACCCCAAGCGCAGCTAGATAAATGGTATGAAGAAGATTTAGATAAAAGCTATAGAGCTGCACAAACTCAAGCTAATAGCTTACCTAGATTTCAAGAATTAGACCCCACTCAAAGACAAGCGTTTTTAGAACGACTTACTTCAGTTAACTTTCA